TACCCACTAAGCCATTTAAACGCTTAGATGACGCTTCCGGTCGCATTGCCCTGTGTACATTAGGTAGTATAAATTGGGGTGCTTTCCGCAATCCAGAGGACATGCGACGTGCTTGTCGCATCCTACAACGTAGCTTATGTAACATCCTTGACTATCAAGACTTCTTAAGCATACAAAGTAAACTAAGCAATGATGAAATCCAGCCACTAGGTATTGGTATTACTAATCTTGCTTATTGGCATGCTAAAAAGAATCTACGCTATGGTGAGAAAGATGCTCTTCAAGAAGTTAAGACCTGGATGGAACATCAAGCGTTTTACTTAACAGAAGCCACAGTCGAACTTGCTAAAGAACGTGGACCTTGTTTACACAGTGAACACACACGTTATGGCAAAGGAAACTTCCCTTGGGAAAACCGTGCCAAAGCAGTTAACAAACTAGCCGACTTTACTCCGACACGTGAACTAGATTGGGAACAACTACGCAGTGACATGAGATCATATGGTGTGCGTAATGCTACATTGATGGCTATCGCTCCAGTAGAAAGTTCAAGCGTGGTCATTGGTTCGACCAACGGTATCGAAATGCCAATGAGTTTGATCAGTGTTAAAGAATCCAAAGCAGGCTCGTTTATACAGGTAGTTCCAGAATATAACAAATTAAAAAATCGTTATCAAATGATGTGGGAACAGAAAGACTGCGATGGATATTTAAAGACAGCAGCAGTGTTGGCAGCTTATGTAGATCAAAGTATTTCAACAAATACATTCTACAATCCAGCACATTGGGAAGATCGTAAAGTTCCAAGCACACTGATCGCTAAAAACTTAATGCAGGCACATGCTTGGGGTATCAAGACATTCTACTATAGCCTGATCAACAAACAAGGTGCGAAAGCAGATGCGGAAATTGCGCCAACATTGGCTGCACAACCAGATGAAACCGATGACGATTGCGAGGCATGTAAACTATGAGTAAAGAACAATATAATTTATCAACAAAGACCAACTATCTACAACGTAAGATGTTTCTAGACCCAGCGGGTCCTGTGACTATCCAACGTTTTGAAGAAGTCAAGTATAATAAAATTGCTAACTTTGAAACTACAGCACGCGGTTTCTTCTGGCAACCAGAAGAAGTCAGCTTGACTAAAGACAGTCAAGATTTTAAAGATGCCAGTGATGCTGTTAAACATATCTTTACTAGTAACTTATTACGTCAGACAGCATTAGATAGCCTACAAGGTCGCGCCCCTAATCAAGTGTTTGGACCAGTGGTCAGTATTCCGGAACTAGAAGCACTTATCAGTAACTGGAGTTTCTTTGAAACTAATATCCACAGCAAGAGTTACAGCCACATCATCCGTAATATCTATAACGTGCCTAAAGATGTATTCAACACCATCCACGATACTGAAGAAATCGTAGGCATGGCTAGTACCATCGGCAATTACTATGATAAGCTACATGTGATTAACTGTAAGAAAGAACTCGGACACAAGATCGACGAACGTGATCACATCAAAGCTATATGGTTAGCCTTGCATGCCAGCTATGGTCTAGAAGCATTCCGCTTCATGGTGTCATTCGCTACAAGTCTTGCAATGGTAGAGAATAAGATATTCATTGGCAATGGCAACATCATCAGCTTGATCTTACAAGACGAATTGCTACACAAAGAGTGGACGGCTTTCTTGATCAATCAAGTGGTTAAAGAAGATCCACGCTTTACAGACGTCAAAGCAGAATGTGAAGCTGAAGTTTATCAAATGTATCTCGATGTCATCGGCGAAGAAAAATCCTGGGCAGATTATCTATTTAAAATGGGTCCAGTGATTGGACTTAACGCTACCATCTTAAAAGAATTTGTAGACTACACGGCAGTTGGCGCACTTAAAGAAATTGGTATCAAGTATCAAGAGTCAGCACCTAAGACCACACCTATACCTTGGTTTAATAAACACAGTGATACAAGTAAAAAACAAACAGCCTTACAAGAAAATGAATCAACTAATTATGTAATTGGAGTCATGGGTGAAAACGTTGACTACAATGATCTACCGGAGTTATAAGATGTTAACCGTATATAGTAAAAATAATTGCCCATTCTGCGACAAGGCAAAACACCTATTAAAAAATAAAAATATCGCATACAAAGAAGTTAAGATCGATGAAGTGCCTGATGCCCGTGAATGGCTCATCGGTCAAGGACATCGTTCAGCTCCACAGATCTACAAAGGTGATGAGTTGTTCGTAGAAGGTGGTTATCAAGGATTAGTAAAATTAAGTGATGAAGAATTATTCAATAAACTAGGGGAAGTCAATGCTTGAAAAAACAGGATATGCTAAAGATACAGTAGTAAGTTTTAAAATAGTCAACGGTGATGAGCTTGTTGCTAAAATCGTAGAAGAAACGCCTGACAGTTTCGTTATCAATAAACCAACAACAGTCATGCCCAGCCAAAAAGGACTAGGGTTGATGCAGAGTTTATTCACTAGCGATGTAAATAAGAGTATAACATTAGATAAACGCCATGTGATGATGCACAGTCCTACAGTAAAAGATGTAGAAAATCATTACATTAAAACCACTACTGGTATTGAACCGGTTAGTCCGGGCGGCATTATAACATAGGGCGATAGCAATGGGTGACCAAACCACAGCCGATAATATAGTAACAGCCAAGGCAGGAACAGTAGTAGCTGAAAATCTCAAGCTGGCTCTAGCCACAGCCAGTGGTAGTTTAACCCCTAGCACTATCACTGCTATGGTTGGTATTGCCTCTGGTGCGGCATTGCAACTAGCGGATGATGTTACCACAGTAATGGGACAAATACATTTTGCCAACATCGCTAATGTAGCATTATGGCCAGCGGCAAATGCCGCTTTAGCTAGTTTAACCTCATTACAAAGTAGTATTTTACCTAGTGGTAATCATGCAGCATTTGGTTCGTTTTTAAATCAAGCCAAAGCACATATTGGTGATGCTACTGATTTACAAAACACAACTAACTTTATCAGCAACAGTAGTTTTGGTGACTTTGGTTCTGGTATTACGAATATGAGCAGTATGTTAGATCAAGGGCTAACAGGAAAATTTGGTAGCTTGTCAGCTGCAGGTGCGGCATTGTCGTCATCAGGATCAATGTTCGATGGAATAGATCCTAAGAATATCGGATCACCAGCCGGATTGGTCCAAGCATTAAATGCCAATAAATTAGGCAATGCATCAGGAGTTAATGCAAAACTCGCAGCCGCAGGAGTTAACTTAAATGATCTGACCAATCCTGTCTATGCGTCTAAGATCGCACAGGTCACAGGTAGTATCAGTGATCCGGCAGTGCTTAACACAGTCGCTGACCAATTTGGTCAAAACCCATTTGGCGGACTACCAAGTTACAACGGATCAGATAGTAGCCTATACACTAACTCAGCAGGCAAACTGCTAGGAGGAGCCTAGTATGACTATTGGCGCAGATCTAGCACCCGACGTAGGTAATGCAGGCGGTATACAAAGTCTCAAAGATCTTGGTGACTATACCAAGACTGCTGATCCTGGTGCTATAAAAGGGCTGACCACTGATGCTGCTGGTATAGCAGGTAAATTCAGTGACATGGGTGCTAGTTTCCCCAACATGGGATCAGCTACTAGTATGTTAGGTAAAATATCAGTGCCCAGTATACCTGGTCTAGATGCAGCTGCACCAACGTTAAATAGTCTAACATCAGGGTTAAGTAGCCAACTTAATTCATTAACCGGTGCTAGTTTATCTACAGCATTAAGTCCTAATCTAGGCCCAGGCGGATTACCTAGTATCACAGACTTCGTTCAGAGCGTAGCAGGCGGTCCAGCATTTACAAATATATTAGAAAACGGAGTAACTGACGATACTATTGCGGCATTAGCAGCCGCAACAAGTAAAGCAACATCATTGTTTGTTACAGCAGGCGTAGATTTAACTGTTCCTCCCCCACCCGGTCTAGGCAGTGCGATGAATTTTGCTACAGGCCTGCACAAGTTTGGTACCAACAGTGAAATGAGCGGATTATTGGGTAACATGGCTGTGCCTGGAACACAATATGGTGATAGTATCAAAGCCAGTTTAGCAGAAGGACGTAACAAAGCCTTGATGGCACAGAATGGCATACCACCACTGAACTTTAATAATTTACCAACTTACACTGGCGAGGATAGTAGTTTAAATACCAACGCCGGTGCTAAATTACTAGGGGGTTAGCTGTGTATCTTAACCCAACACTTGAATACAAACATATCAGTGAATGGGCTAATCATCTTGTTGGCCGCAGGATAACTCCTCGCAACCTAGTTAAAACACTTGGCAAACATCTTAATCGATATCATCCGATACGGGTTAAATTATACAGTGGTGCCAAAGGTGGTCTTGACCCAGGTGAATTTACCATTGGTGCCGAATACGATCCGGGCCTGGATGAAATCCGTAAGAAACAATTCATCATTGATTTCATATTAAACTATCCTAAAACTACTCCCATGTTGTTCACTGAAGAACTGGCAGAAAAGATCACTATCGATCTAGTAGAAACATTAGTTCACGAATATGAACATCAACGACAATATCGTAGTCGTAGATATCGCATGCATAGAAATATGTTTAGAAGCCATCACAAAGACCCTAGAATCAAAGCTGACCAAGAATATCTAGGTGACCCTGATGAGATAGATGCTTATGCTCAAAATATAGCGGCCAGGCATTATCTTTTGAAATATAAGTTAAATATTACTAGTGTTAGTAAGATTAATAGCCCAGACTTAAAGCAATACTACAAGGCATTTGGCAAGGATCACGAAGTAACAAAATTACTACTTAAAAAAGTCAAAGAAAATATCAAATACTTTAAGGAAAATGACAATGGCAAAAATCACAGAAGAGTCCACAAACGACCCCAGCTTAAACGAAAACGATGAAACGGATGATGGCCTTGCACCAGATGACTATGTGTTTATCATTGGTGCCAACGGTAAAATGAAATCAGTGATTTTTCCTGTCGAAGAAAGTTTTGAATATAGTTCAGATTTACTAAAGGTGTTTAAAGCTGT